TGTGAAAACGGAGACACACAGGTAAAGATTGTTTCTCCCAAAAAGGAGTACCTTGTACGATTACAATCATATATTCAGGAGTACAACGAAAAACATGCCCGAAATAAAACTAGAGGATAAATTTATGACTGCTGCGAAATTTTCGCAGGATGTTGAGAAGATTGCATCAGAACATACTATGAACTATATTGATGCCATTGTACATTACTGTGAAACAAAAGAGATTGAGGTGGAATCCGTATCAAAATTGATATCAAAACCACTCAAAGAAAAGCTTAAATATGATGCACAGAAGTTAAACTTCATTAAGAAAACATCAAGAGCAAAGTTAATACTAGTATGAGCGATTTTTTTAAGTCAGAGATGGTACGTGGTGAACTGCAAGAGATAACAGAACTACAACAGTTTTGTGTCAGATCAGTTAACACATTCCCAGCACTGTCACCGAAAAAAAGATTAGATTATTTCTTTAAGTTGAAATCATTGATAGAAAAGCAACAGATCTTTTGGGCACGACTTAAGTTGTCTGATGATCCACAAGCAAAAGTAATGATACAGAACTTAAGAGCAGCAGCAGTAATGTTTGGTGCTCAAGACAATGATAACCTTGAAAACATGTTCAAAGAACTGTTAGAAAGGATAGATATGATGACTGAACTAGCACGTAAAGAGGCAGAAGGGGGTTGACTCGACCTTCTGCCTATGATATAATGTTTACATGACCATCGAGTCGTACAAGCCAAATCTAAAGAGGTAAAAAATAAAATGACATTCGCAGATTTAAAGCGTAAGTCCCAGACAAATTTCCAGTTCTTACAAAAAGAACTAGAGAAGTCCAGCAATGCTAAAGCAGGTGCCGACGAGAGACTCTGGAGGCCCGAACTTGACGCTACAGGTAATGGATATGCTGTTATCCGTTTTCTCCCTGCTCCTGATGGGGAGGCATTACCATGGGCAAAGTTATATGCTCACGCATTCCAAGGACCAGGTGGTTGGTTCATAGAGAACTCTCTAACTACATTGGGTAATAACGATCCAGTTAGTGCTGCCAACAATCAGTTATGGAACAGTGGCGTAGAATCTGATAAGGATATCGCTCGTCAACGCAAGCGTAAGTTATCCTACTACTCTAACATCTATGTTGTTAGTGATCCAAAGCACCCAGAGAACGAGGGTAAAGTGTTCTTGTACAAGTATGGCAAGAAGATTCATGATAAGATCCTCGCTGCAATGCAACCAGAGTTTCAAGATGAGACTCCTATAAATGTATTTGATTTCTGGGAAGGTGCTAACTTCAAGTTGAAGATCAAAACAGTTGCTGGTTTCTGGAACTATGATAGTTCTGAATTTGCAGCACCTGCTGCTCTATCAACTGATGATGAAGAGATGGAAACTATCTGGAAGACTGCTTACAGTTTGGAAGCATTCACAGCACCAGATCAGTTCAAAACATATGAACAACTTCAGCAACGTTTGAATGCTGTACTTAATACAGCACCTGCTGTACAACAGGAACAGGCAAACGAAGAGTATGAACCAACACCTGTGGTGGTTGATAAAGTTGATAGAGTCCCATCGACTCCAACCTCAACACCAGAGGAGGATGATGCTCTCTCTTACTTTCAAAAGTTAGCAGAAGAATAAGTCTGACGACCCCCTTTATGGGGGTCTTTTTTTATAAAGAGGAAATATTAGATGAAAGAATATGGTTTATTCCCCAGTACTTTATGGTCGGATGATTTAAATTTGAATGTTGATGAATTGAGAAGGGAGATAGATAAGTTTTCTAAAGTAAATCCTTCTGTAAATTATTCAAATGCTGGTGGGTATCAGGGACATGGGTTTTATTATAAACCATTAATAGATTCTATACAAAATGCTGTACCTAGATATGATGATCCAGAATTAGGAGATTTATTTATCGGGCATAGTATGTGGGTGAACATTAATTGTCGTGGTGCTCATAATAGAAGACATACTCATGCTGATGGAATAATTTTACTTTCAGGTGTTTATTATGTCAAAGTTCCTAAAGATTCTGGTAACATTATATTCTTTGATCCTAGACCTAGCATAGTTGGTTCTTTTGCAGATAGTAGGTATTTTGGGAAGGGTGCATCAAATGTTTATCCAATTCAACCAAAAGAAAATATGTTATTATTATTTCCCTGTTGGTTGGAGCATGAGGTTGAACCTAATAATACTAATGAAGATAGAATATCTATATCATTTAATATAGTTCGTAAGAAAGATCTTGAAAATTATGAATCGATTCGTTCATTCTATTGATACGTAAAGCAAACCGAAAGATACTATAAAGAAAACCCTGTTTTGTGTGAAAACTATGATAAATTATTATGAGGAACCCCACACAAAACAATGTCAGGAGATTACTTTACTCACAACGATAGACAAACCGAGTCATACTCTACTTTAAAGTGGACAGATGACGGAGAACTAACGACACTTGACATGTCTAGAATACTAGAAGCACTACAAAGTCACGAAGAAAAGCAGGAGTAATTATACTCCTGTCTTTTTACTTCTTTGAGATATGTAATCAGTTGATGATTCATATCTATTTTTTTCTGTAAATTCTGTTACGAATGCATCTAGGAATCTACCCTTCAGTAAATATATTTCTCTTCTCTTTTCATTTTCCTCTATCTCATGATTGTATGCATTAACAGGGTCACATACTTCTGAACCTGCCATAGTAATTACTTGACTGCCATCAAAGAATGAGAACGGTGTGTTGTAGAACTTCTCATCTACTTTGATACCAGCATCAAGAGCATTTATTTTTATATTTTTACCCGTAAGATCAGTGGTCATTGAAGTACCACTCTTGATCTCACGGGTTTTATAGTATAGTATCTCACTGTAAGGATCGATGTAAGTTTTTTCACAATACTTTCTTACAGCATTGTCTGATCTTGCCCAATCAAATAAAGGATTGATAACATTGTTAGTTATTAGTATCACCCAGTCAAGAAATGGATCACCGTATGCTTTTTTTGCTACCTGTTCAGGTGTTTCACCATCTATCACTGCATACTTATTAAACGTTGCAGTGTATGAGAATATATCCTCATTGATTTCAAATCTTCTGAAGAAATTCTTTGCAGTTATGAAATCAGATTTAGTGTAAGGAAACTTGATTGGTTTAACATCATACTCGATGTCTGGTATTAGTGAGAAGAACATATCAATATGTTGCTATGGGTTCGTCTGATAGTGGTATTTCGTTTTCGAATATGAGTTTGAGTTCTTTAAATTGTATTGAAAGCAATGTTGCTACAGGAGAACCATCTTCGTAGGTTGCATAACTACCGTCTGGTGTGTAGTTTATATTAACATTAGTGATAGCACATGGTTTAAATTGAGTAACATATTTATTTAATTTATTACCTGTCATAAATTTAGCACTGACAATTTTTGGTATCGTTAATAATGCACCAGATGTGAATTCTTCATTTTTTCCTACTGTACCACCAAATGAAGGTAACATTGCTTTCTTTAATGTTTGGCAGATAGTAAAAATATTTTTAGCTTCTGTCTCACTCCTTGGCATCATCTTAAAGTTTAAATTAAATCCTCTCAATTCGGGTGCTTCATACATTAATTCCACGTTAGGGTTAACGATAGTTCCTGACACACCACCCATTAATTGGTTGGTTGTCATTGATCCACCCAGACCTTTATTTATTGCTTGTTTTGCTATATCATAACCCAATAGTTTAAGTCCACCTGTTGTAGCCTCAAATGTATTCCCAATTGCTTCGCTAATTGATCCAGCCTTTCCACCAATAAAACTTGCAGCATTTGCTTGACCTACACCTACACCTACACCACCCCAGTTAGCACCATACTGTGCCTGAATATCCTCTGGCATGAATAGTAGTATAGATTTATATCCTTCTGCTCTTTCCTTGGTTAGAGACTCTTCACTAAACCCTCCATAGTTCTGATAGAGTCCCCCAGTATTTTCAGCACCCTCCATTGCTTTATCACTAAATGGTTTTATATAGTTGAAGAAATCTATAGAAACATAGTCAGTGTCTGGTGATATAGGAGAGGATGCAGGATATCTAACGGTATTTGATTCAGAACCAACCTTACCATCATTTAATCTAGGACTTGCATATACCACTGCATCCAAATTACCTTTATTCAATTTTGAATCTTTCAATGAGTCAATTTTATTTCTTTTTGCTGCTGTTTCCTTTCCTGCCATATTAGTAATCCTGTATGATTGCTTTTGCTTTCACTCTGTCATTTTCATTTTCTTTTATCTCTTCCCACACTAGTTCTTTATCATAAGAGAACTGTGTTCTATTTCTTCTACTAGTCATAACAAAATCCTCAACAGGTAGAAGTATAGATGTGTCCCATTCATCTTTATGTAAATCTAGGAAGAGACTTTCTACATTACTATTCAAGTATTTATGTATGATATTTCGAGGTATGTCAATCATACCTCTTTCTAATTTTTTCATTGACTTAAGTCTAGTCCTGTACTGTAAGTAATGAAAGTTTGCTGCATAGAATCCATCTCTATCTCTTTTAAATACATATGCAAGAGGAAATCTATCATAGTAAGGCAACCATTTACTCTTTGCTTTGTACTCAAAAAGATATAAGTGTCCTTGTCTTACTGTAGTTCGTAATACATTACCATCCTGTTCCTCACTATCATCATAAGAGTCTCTTTTTTCAGCAGTAACTAGATTATCAGTTGTGTATTCACCTGTTAGTCTATGGATAGTATTTTTATACCAACTCAAGCTTCTTTGTTGACTACCAGCTTGGTCTTTTATCTTTTCAAATATTGTTTGGTAGGATGAAGTGTCAACTGAACTTGATCCAAACCCTTTACCTACGGTGCTTGGCATTCTTCTTAATTGCTAGGTGATCTTCAGTAAGGATTAAAAATTTCATCTGCCTGTCCTTACAGTAGTCTTCTGCAGCATCCCACTTGGCACGATTTTTCATGAATGTTAACACATCTCTTCTCCAAGCAGTAGTCTTTCGTTTTGGTTTTTCGACTGGTCCTTGTACTTGTTTCTTTGGTTTTACTTCTATAATATACTTCTTCATACCAGCAGTTTTAGTTCTTACTTTGATGTAGAAGTCAGGGTAGTAACGGTGAGATCTCCCATCAATAGGGGACTTGTAAGGGATTACCACTTCCTCACTTCCCCACTCAACTATAGTACTTGTATGATCACAGAAGTGCATAAATTTTCTTTCCCATAATGACCTATAAATAACGTTAGTGGGATTACCTTTATACTTACGTGGATTAGTTGGTTTGTAAGTTCCAGAGTATGACATAATTATTATTAAACCTTCCGTTTTTATTTAGCGTGTCGATTAATACATTCATCAATGCAATTGCCAAAGGTGGCAACATGTCCATGTCAAATGGATATGAGGTACAGTTTGAATTAACTCAAGATTTGAAGGGATATCTAGATGAATTTCAATTAAGCAATGTCCTTTCAACTGATCCATCTAATGTTGGTGGATTGGTTAAGTTGCTATGTGATGAAGCACAACTACCTAATACTCAAGCAGCAACAGGACAGTTACAAGGAAGATATCTTGGTGAGAACCAAATGAATTATCCTTATGCTAGATTCTTTACTGACTTTTCTTTATCATGGATGTGTGATGTAAATATGACACCATTGAAGTTTTTAACAGGATGGCATAACTTTATATTTGATGGATCAGATAACAATGCTCCTATTAAAAATACCGATAAATCCTTAACTGGGATTAAAAATGAGAATCCTAGGTTGTTTAACAGAGCAATTAGATTAAAATATCCGAAAGAATATGCTTGTACAGCAAGAATTACAAAGACAGATCAAGGACCATTAGCACCTAACCAGAGAGCAGGAATTTCATACATTATGGAAGAATGTTATCCATATTCAATTGACACAGTTCCTTTATCTTATGGTACATCACAATTGACTAGAGTTTCTGCTAACTTTTATTATAAGAGTCATAGTGTAGTATATCAAGATCAAACTCTTAATTCTTCTGGTTCTAATTCTAGAGACACAACTCTACTCAATTCTGATTTCGCTGATAATTTATCAACAACTGTGTAGCGAATTTGACTTTTTGATTTCATCAATTCACCAAAAAAATCTCCGACCATTTTTGCCTCAAAAAGTCGAGCTAAATAAATATACGAATTGAATTAATTTTTAATGGCATTACCAAAATTAGGTGTACCTACCTATGAACTGATTTTACCTTCAACTGGCAAAACTGTTAAGTATAGACCTTTTCTTGTAAAAGAAGAGAAATTGCTTTTACTTGCAATGGAATCTGGAGAGGAGAAGGAAATAGTTTCTGCTGTGAAGACACTTTTGAAGAATTGCATTACATCTAGATTAAAAGTAGATAATCTACCATCATTTGATTTAGAATACATCTTTTTGAGGATACGTGCAGCATCTGTTGGTGAAGTAATTGAATTGACAGTTACATGCACTGATGATAATGAAACAACTACTACAGCATCTATAGATATATCAGAAATAGAAGTTGAGAAGTCTGAAGACCATTCTAACAAGATTATGTTAGATGAGAATACAGGTATTGTGATGAAGTATCCTAGTATGGATAGATTTATAGAATCACAATTTTTGAGTAAAGATATTAAAACTGAAGAGGTTTTTAACTTTATTTCAGATAATATTGATCAAATTTTTCAAGGTGAAGAAGTATTTGATAAAACTACTACAACACCCAAAGAATTTCGTACATTTGTTGAAGGTTTGACTAGTAAACAGTTTGAAGCAATTCAGACATTTTATGAGACCATGCCTAAACTAACTCATTCATTTAGTGTGGTTAATCCTAATACTGAAGTTGAATGTAATTATACGCTTGAGGGATTGCAAAGTTTTTTCGCATAGCGGTCTTCCAGAACAGTTTGGAAGGCTATTATAAGACTAACTTTGCCTTGATGCAGTATCATAAATATAGTTTGACTGAATTAGAAAATATGATGCCCTGGGAACGAGAAGTATATCTTTCTCTTCTTGTTCAATATATTCAGGAAGAAAAGAAGAAAGCAGAGGCAGCTAAACAGAAATCATGACTCTAGAAGAACAGGCAATTAAAGTTCTAGATGAATCTGCATCAGATTCAAAAAGTAACATAGTGGATGAGCTTGTCAAAGAGTTTCCTGCCCTTGCTGGTTCTTTAGTTAAGACTATTAATAAAAGAAATAAGACTAATTTAGAAATACCAAAGAAAGAACGAATTAGTAAAAATAAGATATTATTAGATATTACATCCAGTTTATCGAAAATTAATGGGGAACTTGTTATTGTTAATAGTAGGTTGCAAGCACAAAATGACTTATTACGTGCAAATCTAGGACTTACTGCTAGTTCTATAGGTAATTTAGAATATAATGATAGTTTACTTACAGGTAAACTTGATTCAGTGCTTCAAGCACTGCAAATGCAGAATGAATTTATGATAGAGAAGGAGGAAGACCAAAAACGTGATGATTCGGAAAATAGATCTGAAGGAATGAGAGATGCTGCAAGTAGTTTTGGATTTAATGATGTTAGTAAGCGTGGTGAAAGTATAATAGGTACAAATATTAGTAAATTAATTTCCAAAGTAAGTAAGACTATATTTAACAAGTACATACTACGACCATTACTTAAGAAATTTGCACCTGGATTATTACCTTTATTAACCAAAAAAGGATTAGCTGGAACTCTTCGTAGTATCCTACCAAAATGGATGGGTGGAACTAAAGGTTTGAAACCTAACGTAAAACAGTTGGATTTATTTGACGATGCTGCAAATGTTGCGACAAAAAAACCAAATATGCTACAGAAGGGTACTAAATGGTTGAATAATACACCTTTGGTTAAGAAAACAAAGAATATTCTTGGACCATTAATTAGACCAGCAAAGACTGCTATTGGAAACTTTACGAAGGATCCAATGGGTGGAATAACGAAATTTTTTGGTAATAAGGGAAAATCTGAAATTGCAGAAAGAGTAAGTAAAAAAGCATCAAAGAAAATAACACAAAAAGTTGCTAGTAAAGGAATGGGTGCTATTCCTCTTGTTGGAAACTTCTGGGACTTGGCTTCTGCTGCTTATAGATTTAAACAAGGTGATACTGTTGGTGGTCTATTATCATTGGGAAGTGCTATACCTGTTGCTGGGTGGGGTGTTGCAGCAATAGATGTTGCTAGAGATTCTGGTGCGTTTGGAGACACAGGATTTGAACATGGTGGTGTGATACAAGCACCACCTATATTAACACCAGCAGAAAAAGGTGCTGTGATAGGAGGTAGTGGATCTTCAGATATAGGACATATAGTTAATGCTGCATCATTGATTGCAAATGTATATGGAGTAAATTTGAATGATAGTAAATTACGTAATGAATTCCCTACACACGAATCTACTGGTGTTGTGACGCTATCTCCATTAGCAGGATCACAACCTGTTAGTAAAGATAAGGTACAATCAGAGGATAAACAAGAAAGAGAGAAAAGTATATCTAACCTTAATGATATTAATGATACTTCGGAAAGTAAGGATGGTGATATTGCTTTCAATTGGAAGAAACCAAGTGATAATCTTGAACAATTGAGATATAAATCAGATCATCCAGAAGGAACAGAACAACCTAATCCATTTAAAGAGGGATCAACGTTATATAAGAATTTTGAAAGATTGAGACTGTACGATAAGTCAGGTATGACAATTAGTTCTACTAGTAATGTTAATAATGTATCAAATATAACTCCTGTTACACAAACTAATAATATATCAGATAATATTTCTGTTGAAATGGATCCAATAGGTAAAACTAAAATAATATATGTAACTAGAACAGTAGCATCAGGTAGTAATCAGGTTGTTGCTGGTGGAACCATTATAGTTAATCAAGTCAAGAAGGACAATCATAAGTTGTCTAGGTTGATACTTGCTTCATAAATAATAGAAGGAGGTATAACTAATGGCAGCATTTACAGAAGGATTTGACGATGTATCAGGTGGAGCAGGTAAAGGTACTGAACATTTAGGTAAAGCCATTGGAAAAATTCTTGAAGCTAGACAATTAGCATCAGACGAAAGAAGATACGCAGAAAAAGAATTATTCAAGCAAGCACCTCACCTTTCTCTCGAAGATTTTGGTATAGATAAGGGGTATTTCTTTAAAAAAGCACTACAACATGAATTTGGTGGTGCTTTTATAGACAAGAAGAAAAATAATTTAAAGAAATTACTTTCTGTTAGAAGGATTTTAAAGTCTAAAAAGAAAATATATGTTACTGCTGTAAATTTCTTAAGAGATAATACTAGATTTGCTAGTGTTGATAGTAAACGTGCTGCTAGTTTTAGGAAAAAATTTAATTATAAATTAGAGGGTGATGAATCCTCTACAGTATTAGAAGATTCATCTAAAAAAGTTGCTAAAGCAGCATCTGGATCTAGTGCTGGACCAAAAACTAAACAAGATTTTTTAGTAGCAGTAACTGAAATTGCAAAGTCATTACAAAGTACTGCACAGTCTATTAATAATGCTGTTGATCAGAATACTGGTATAGCATCTGGTATTGTTTCAACACAAAAGAATATTGTAGTTGAGATAAGTCATAGAACAGATAGGGTAACTGATAAACTAGAAGCAATAGCAGCAGCAGTTAATCAACAAACTGAATTTTTAAAAAGAGCAAAAGAATCTGCCAAAGTAGATAAAACTGAAACTAGATTGGAGGGGATGAATGATGTAGCAACTACTGATAGTGTTAATATATTAAGTACTAAAACTGATGAAAGTACAGAGTTAAGTACATCTGAAGAGATAGATCAGAATAGACCACCAGATCCGTGGGGAACAGCAGAGAAGGGTGCTATTATTGATGGTCCGAAAGAAGGATATAATGTTAATATAGGTGGTGTACCTATAGAAGCACATGGTAGAGAATTAGTTAAACCCATAGGTAAAGGTAGGACTGCTATTGTTCCATTAGATAATTATGCAACTGATGGTATTCAAGGTAACGAGGTAACTGGTGGTGGAGATCTTGTAGCAGAGCAGGGTATGTTATTGCCACCACCACCTCTGCCTCCATTAGATCACCTACCAGATTTTAAGTCATCATCTGCACTTTCTGGATTAAATCTACCTAAAGCAGTTAACACTTTTTCATCTTCTGCTAGTAGTTCGGGTGGGGGTCAAAGTATGATAAATGCACTGGAATTGCCATTTAAAGCAGTTGGAGCATCTATAATAAAGATAACAGGTGATATAAGAAATAGACTTGGTGCAGTAAGTCCTGCTGCTGATGGGAAATTAAATAATATAATGAATATTGTCGCCAATGCGTTTGGACTATCATCAGAAGATGTAGCATCTACTAAAGCATCAAGTGAAGCAAATTCTAGGGTTAGAGCATCATTAGATAAACAGGAGTCTAAAGATGATGGTAGATGGTATGATGGAATTAAGAATTTTATTGGCAATATAACTGAAAAAACTGGTAATATTATTAATTCTGGTAAAGCTGCTGTAGGAAATGCATTCAATAATCTTTTTGGCAGAAATAAAAAAGAATTTAATAAAAATGAGATTGCTGTTATGTTAGTTGACGAGTTTAAAAAACAAGGTTTGTCTCAAACTGGTGCTCAATTAGCAGCAGCAGAGTTGATGAGAGAGACTGGTTTAGAACAGGGTCTTATATTAGGATCACATGATGATGGTGGTGTAGAAGCATTTGGTGCAGGTTCTTGGCAAGGTGGAAGAGAGGATGCATTGTTCGCTCATCTTGAGTCACTTGGTATTAATAAAAATGATATTGCAAACAGTGGTGAAAAGGGAATTAGAGGAAATGCTTCTTTCCTTGTGGAAGAGATTGCTAGTAGGGGTAATGCTGAATTGATGGAACTATTAAAGAAACCTAACTTAAGTAAGGAAGAGCAAGATAGAGTAAGACAATTGTTTAAAGATGCGTACTTTGTGTATCATCAAGACATACCTTTAACTAGATCAGAAGATGCATTGAGGTATATAATGGAAACTCTTGGTGTTCAACTAGATACATCTAGTCTCCAATCATTATCTACGAATGAAGTGTCATCAAATGATATACTTGAGAATTTAAATCTAGGTAGTGCTAAACAAACAACAGAAATTGCTTACCTTGATTTGGGTATTGATGGTTCGGTTTCACCTTCTTCAGGTTTTACTGATTCACAACCTTCTGGTAGAGACACCATGCAAGAAGGTTCACGTGATTCTCTTGGTATAGAATCATATTACTTCAATAGAGGACTTAATCATGTCTGATCAGACTAAAAATGTATTTGCTAGTAGTGTTAAACTTAAATCTTGTCTGATACAAGGTACTACAAGTAATGATCCATTTGATGCTACACAGGGTGTAGTGAGATTTGATTATTTTGAGGACATAGAAGCACCTACTATCTTTGCATCATTGGTGATAGGTGAAGAGTCTATGAATAGTATGATATCTGATATACCTTTGCAGGGTGGTGAACGAGTAGAAATTAAATTAAAAACAGCAGTAGATGACAAGGAACATACATATCAGTTTGTGATTTATAAGATATATTCTAGGTATGTTACTGATAGATTTCAGACATATACATTAGGTCTAATATCAGAAGAAGCATTAACAAATGAGATGGTTAGAATGGGTGTGATTTTGAAAGGATTGCCTAATGACATAGTTGTTAATATGTTGAAAGAGAATATAGGTACAAAGAAGGAAGTGTTTGTGGATAAAGCACTGAATAAGATAAAGTTCCAACCAGGAAAGAAGACACCATTTAGTATCATAGACACATTAAAGATGAAAACTATCTGTGAAGAAGGTAGTAGTGTAGTGATGACTGGAATGAATTCGTCATCATCAAAAAATAAAGAAGTTCAGAGTGGTGGTGTTGGAACTATTGATGGGCATGAGAAGAAAATGAAGGGAAGTGCTGGTTACTTATTTTGGGAGAATAAAGCAGGATATAATTTTAGATCAATGGATCAATTATATGATAAGAAAAAGAATAAATCTGTTGCTGTATATAATCAACTGAACATACAAAGTGGTGCTGATCCGAGGTTTGTTATATCTAACGTAGAATTTGAAAATGAAATTGATTTGTTAGATAAATTGAGGCATGGTGCTTATTCATCTGTCATTTGTTACTATAATTTTAGTACAGGATCTTATGAAGAGTATTCATACTCATTAGATGATCAGTTTAAAGAGATGAAACATTTGGGACCACAACAGGGAGTACCAGTGAAACAAGAATTTTTCTCTAGATTTCCTACTAGAATAATGTCAGTTTTATTAGACCATGAGACATGGCATGATGAATCAACACCAGCATCACCAGAGAAGAAAGATGGTGGTGGTAAAGATACTGCAGAATTTCCTGATTGGCAGAAATTTTTTACATCACAGTCTATAGCAAGGTTTAATTCATTTAATAATCAACAGTTACAAATAAAAGTACCAGGTAATCCTACATTAAAGGTGGGTGACATTATTGATGTTAAAATTATGAATCAATCATCAGATAAAGATGACAAGGGAAAAATGTTTGATTCAGAACATAGTGGTTCTTATCTTATTTCAAAATTAAATCATGCTTTTCTTCCATCCTTGGCAACCCCTATGACCGAAACATTTCTTACTCTAGTACGAGATGTTTATGGAGACAAGATAACAAAAGTTAAAACTGCCTCATAAATATATCAGATAGTATTTAATATGGATCCAGTACTCTCATCATTATATCCTACTAATCAGATTGGTTCTGATGGTATGTCGTGGTGGGTAGGTCAGATTGAATCACCAAAGGATCCTGAAGCAGAAGGTGGTGACCCAAAGGCAGGAGGTAGATATCGTGTAAGAATAGTTGGTGTTCATTTACAAGAGGGACAACTTACACCTACATCTGAATTACCATGGGCACACGTGATGATGCCAGCAACACATCCATATTCTGATGGTGGTGTCACTGGTGGTAGTGTTAACCTTGAGCAGGGTAACTGGGTTATCGGATTCTTCCTTGATTCAGCAAAGCAGCAACCTATTATAATGGGTTCCATTGGTCATGTTCCTGGTTCTACTATAGAAAAGAATCAGGATCCTAACCCAAATAATAGCAATGGGTTAGGTTATGGGTTTACTAAATTTGTAGATCCTAAAGTAAATCCATCTCAAAATAGAGGTTTAGAAACACAGACTGGTGTTAGGAAGGATGGTACTGATGATGAAGGTGGACCAGCTAAAGTAGCAACAGCACATGTAGATCCAACTCCTATCCTAACATCATTACGTGGATTTGCATGTGAAACAAACCCAATAGGAGGAGAGGTTTGTGTAGAAATTGCTAACCCTAAATGTGGTTCGGAGAGTACTTTTAAACAAAGTGTAACCAATATTGTAGGTGATTTGTTAGCAGCAAACCAACGGTCTGGTGGACAGTTGGGTAGTTATTATGTGAGTAAGGTAAATGGTTTTCTTTACGATAAAGTAAACATTGCCAGATATCACATAGGTCGAGTGACACGTCTTGTAAGAGCACTTATGGGTAGGATTCAATCTGAAATGATTAAGGGTATCAGAAAGGGAGTAGATACTTTAGTCAATTCAGTTCTTGGATTGAATGCTGGTAAGGACGCTAAAGATAAAGTACCAAAAGATCCTAAAAGTGATCATAAAAGTGTTAAAAAGGAAGGTAATATTCTTAAGAGAATCAAGAAGGTTATTGATAGAATCCTATCAGCATTAGGATGTGCTATGGAGGATGCTATTGATAGGTTAGTTAAATGGTTGACTAATATGCTATTCAATATGATCATGGAAGCATTTTCACCTGCTGTTTGCCTTATCCAAAATCTTGTAGACGGTATTATCAATCAGATCATATCTATTGTTGATGGTCTTATTGCAAAGATTATGGGACCGTTGCAGAGTATCCTGTCTATTATAGGTGGTGGTATAGACATGGTATCTTCTGCTTTAAACAAGGTAATGTCTTTCCTTGGTATTAACTGTAGTGGACCTAGTGGTAAGTGTGCTACAAAAACAAAGATATGTAGTGATTGTGGTAGTGATGAAGAAGATGATTGGTTGGATACATTATTAGATCAGATTGAAGGTGGTGATAGTGGAGAAAGATTTACATGTGATGAAGCTAAAGATTATCCAGATGATAAACCTACCAATATTGTATTTGTTGGTGGTATTCCAGAGTATCCTGTACCAATTGTAGATGACTCTACTCCTCCAGGTGAAGACGATGGTACTAATCCTTTCTTCCCAGATCCAGATATAGATCCAGGAGATGAAGACGATGACGATGATGTTGACGACGATGATGATGACATTGATGATATCATCTTTGATGATGAAGAGGATGATGACGACGATTATGATCCAGTACCTTTAGATGAGACTGGAACTGCTTTCTATGAGATAACTGTAGATTCACCAACTGTAATTAATGGTGATACTGTAGTATATACTGTACATACAGGACATGTACCAGCAGGTGCTATATTACAGTATACATTATCAGGTCCAGATTCATTTACTGATACTGATGTTGTTGGAGGACTTGTAGGTACATTTGAAGTTGTATTAGATAGAACAGATGTTGCTACAGCATATGATGATGATGGTAATGCAACATCTGTTGATGTTCCCATAGGTAAAACAACATTCTCTGTGACATTTTCTGATGATATACAAATATCAACAGCAGAACAACTTGTAGTATGTACAGTACAACAGATATATGATAACAATGACAATACTACAGAAATTGGTAGTATTGATAAGGATAGTGTAGAGACAGTAGTACTTGCTGATCTTGAGCAAGTGTTATATCCAGATGATGAGTTTGATACTACTCCAGTTCCTACCTATGAGATTGCTGCAGATAAAGAGAAGTATAATGAGGGAGAAGACATAACATTTACCATTACTACTGCTAATGTTGATGATAATACTAAAATTGACTATACAATATATGGTGATATTGAACAGGCAGATCTTATTGGTGATATGACTGGTAGTATTACTATCAAAAATAATAGTGCCAAGTTAATCATTGGTATTGCTGAAGATATAGAGGAGGAAGTTGATGAAAGTCTTTATATTACTTTAGTTGGTGTTGATGCTGCTACGTCTGTTATTATCAATGGAACTTTTGTACCTGAAACTACAGTACCAGAGACACCAAAGATAGATAAACCAACTACTGGTAATCCTATTACTGATGGTGACGGTGGTATAATTGAAATACCTATTAGTGATCCAGGTGATCCATATGAAGAAGCACCCGATGTTATAATAACAGGTAATGGATTTGGTGCTACTGGTATTGCATTATTAGATGCACAAGGATATGTGTCTGAAATAAGAGTTACTAGGTCTGGTTTGAATTATAAATTAAATACACCTGCAAATAGTAATGTACGTTGTATTATAGATTCATTTACCCTTATATCACCAGGTATTAGGTATACATCTCCACCAGATGTCTATGTTGATGGTGAATCGTTGGTTGCGAAAGCAGAGATTGATGATCGTGGATATGTTGTTGCTGTTAAAATATTAGATAGAACAAAGACATATAGTAAGACACCTGTCGTACAATTTATTGGTGGTGGTGGAGCAGGTGCTGTTGCTATGCCTAGCATGGTATGTTTAAGTGAGGAAGATTTGAAGACAAGAGGTGCTGTTAAGATCGGTACTGGTACATATATTGATTGCCCATGAATCCTACTAATAATTACGATAAAGTACACGGCAAAGGTGTAGCAGTCAACGTTGTTGCTGAACCTGCAAGTGGTAGAAAAGATGATGATGGTAAATTCATCAAGACATGTCCTACTGCTGTAACCCAAGATGGTTGGACTATAATGACATGGAGAGGTGAGAATGGTGGTCCAGGTGGGTATGCATTAACAAATGGTGTTAGTGCCCTTTTATTTGATGAGAATGGTAATTGTAAGACCTCAACAGGAAAACCAGGAGATACTGGTTGTGGAGGTAAAATAGTTCGTATATGTACAGATTTCCTTGATAAAGGACATAGTTATGCTGGACAATTTACTGGTTCTAGTCAGGAAAGAGCAAAGGAAGGTAAAACTGAAGAAATGCCAGCATATTCTCTTCATGTTACAGGTGAGACTGCTATAGAATCTGTTGGTGGTGATGTAAATATTTTAGGTGATAATGTTACTATACAAGCAAGAAAGACACTTACTCTAAAAGCAGGTGATGCTATCAACTTGGAAGCAGGTGATGGTAATGGACAAGTTAATGTAACAACAGCAAAGTATACAGTTTCTACTGGATTTTATAAAGAAGTATCAAAAGGTCATCATTCAGAGATTGATGGTGAATATACTATTAACCAAAAAATGCCAGGATCAAAAGTTGCATTTAATACTGCAGGAAGTATTAATGCAGTTGCTGATGCCAATTATAAGTTTAAAGTTGGTGGAAAATATGAAATAGATGGTAAAGGAAATTTATTATTTAGATCAAGAATTGGTGGTACTAGTTTTAGGATAAAAGGTAAATTAAATGAAGACATTGGAGGAACAAGATTAACAAAGATTAAATCACAACCAGGTAAAGGTGGTAAACCTGACGTGAATGGATGGGAGATTAAGATAGCAAAAGCAAAGAAAGATGGAATGAAAATTGATTCTGGAATGGGAATTAATGCAAAATTTAAGGGAGGAATTAATGTCCTCAAATTTATGGGCAAAACTTTGACAATTACTTCACCATCGACTACAATTAAAGGTGGTAAGATATTCCTTAATTGAGTTACATGAATTCGGCAATTTTTTCTCCGTCCAAATTTCCTCAAAAAAGTCGAGCTTGACACAAAAACTATATAAGACTATAATAAATAAGTTCGA